TTCAAGGGCAATCAAAACTGACCTACGATCTCCAACTTTTCTTAGAGCATCTCTAACGTCCGAGAGAAGGTGTCCATTATGGTAACCGCCATCGCTGTCTTTCCACATAGAAAAGCTCTCACTTCCCGAATCATTAGCGGCCATAATAGCTTCCTGCATAGCCTGTCTATTGCTTGGGTCGCCGGAGTATCGTATTCCATTTAACTTAACGCCTGACGCTTCAGCTGCCTTCCGTTGCGCTCGTATGTGAGGTTCAACCATGGCTTTGCGGTAGGCTTCGAGATTTTCACTTTCAAAAAACCCAGAGTCTTCGGTTTCTGTGGTGCCGTATTTTACGTAAAGTGAAGCGTCATGGGCATCAATAGATGCTTCTTTTATCTGATCAAGACGAGACTGCTGTGCAGCCGTTAGGATTAGCGTTTCAATTTCCAGAGCATCAAGGTGGCCATGTTGCGCAACAAGACGCTCGTAATATCGACGGTCATCAGTGTAGCTTGTCCTTTCAACCCCAGATTCTAAGAACTTAACCTGGTACTGGTGCGGCGTCATGTCGTTTTTAATCATGGCAATTCCTCAATATAATGAATTGATCGTTGTTGGTAAAACGCACTCGCTCCGTCTTAAAGCAAGCCTCGCGAACAAAGCGCTGGCATGCGGCTATCCCCGCATAACTGTACCAGCTGGTAAGCGACTGAATCGCTTCACTGCCCTTATCTATATCTCTTTCAAGCATGGCATCCACCCCTCTCAGTCGCTCAATAAACCGAGACTTTGTTTTCGATGTAAGGCTTAATCTGGCTGGACTTATTTTATATCCTAGAGTTTCAATGTTATCTTTCATTGGTCGGATAAAAGACTTTCGAGGCGGGAATGTGAGCCTAAGAGCATCCCGTCCAAATGCCTTAATACACCCTAGAACATCGCCCGCCTGGGCCCTGCCGTCCACAATTAAAATTAGATCATCAGCGTATCGAACGTACCGTTTAACCTTTAATGTGCGCTTAATGTAGTGGTCAATCTCGTTCATCAGTACGTTGGCCAGCACCTGGGACGTGAGGTTTCCAAGAGGCAAGCCAATATCTCCAGGCGAGCTGTCTATGATCTTTTCAAGAATCTCCAGCGTCTTCAGGCATACGACTTTCTTCCTAACTATTTGCTTCATCACGTTTCGGTCAATGCTGTAGAAAAACTTCTGCACATCCGCTTTAATGAGCCACGGGTCGGCGTAATTTATCGACGATGCGCGCATGTGATGTTGAATTCTAAAAACAGCTTTTTGGTTGCCTTTTTTTCGAATACAGGCGTAGCTGTCGTGTATAAATTTTGGCTCGTAAAAATCTCGAAGCACGTTATTAACGGCGTGTTGAGCTATCTTATCTCTATATCGTGGCGCATATATCACCCGTTCTTTGGGCTCATAGATGGAAAACTGGAAATACTCTTTTGGCCAATATTCCCCGTGAATAAATTCTTGTCTTAATTGCTCTATGTTGTAAGTTTCGTTGTCTGAAAATCGTATAGCGCCATCCCGATGTTTAGGGCTTCCGACTCTAGTTTGCCGGTATGCTCGAGCGAAATTTTCTGGAGAAATAATTTTGTTAAACAAAGCTAATCCTAAAAAGTCGAGGGTGCCAGTACTGTGAATGACACCCTCTTGCGGTTTTCTGCCGAATGACGAATGTCACTGACAGCAGACACGATCCCCCTTGCAATGCGCTTAACGCACGCACCAGCTCCTGTAAGTAGTAACCGACAGAAGGGCTTAACACAGCAGGGCGGGCCGCCAACCATTATTCGAATTCGTATTCGACCCGGTATTGCGATTGAAATTCGCAAGGTCATTGTTGCCACGAATCACGCGGTTGGCGGAGATTACGGCTCGTGCCTGGGTTTCCTGGAGGATTTCATAAACCCAACCAGAATCCTTTTTATCTCGGTAATTTTTAAATCAATCTGCTCGAAGAAGCCCCTGCTTATGTACCCCTGGCTTCGGCTGAGTCGATAAAGAGTAACGAGATTATGAATGAGTGCAGCAGCTTGCTGACTTGATTTTACCCTAAGACTTGGAACCTCCTTGGCAATCGCAACATTTCCAAGCAATTCGATAAATGTCTCCTTGATTTGCAGACATAGCCCGTGCTTCTCGGCTTTCGGATAGTTTTTGAAAGTCGGGTATACCTGGAAAAAAAGTGCTTCAATTTTAGAATAAAGAATCAAGCTATCATGCTGCATTATTATCCTCAGTGAGTGCTTGGCGGCGGGTCAGGCCCGCCACACTTCGCGCCATCAGTTGCTAGTGACAAGTTCCAAGGCGGGCCGCCAACCACCATTCGAAGACGTATACGAC